CTAAGAAAATGAACGATCGCGATGGTTTTATGGGCGGTGGTGCAGCGCATAGCAGCGGAGTACGACGTTTACAACAATCTAAAATGAATATGGCTGGAGGCGGAATGGCCCGTCGTGCAGGCGTAGCCATTAAAGGTTTTACATTTAAGGGGATATTCTAATGACTGAAGAAGAACGTAAATTACAACAAATGATAGCTAAAGAAAAAGGTATACCTACAAAATATATTACTGTTCGTGGGCAAGATTGGTCGATAGATCCAGAGTGGGCGAAGATAAAGAAAAAAAGATATGACGACAAGGTTAAGGATTTACCAGAAGGAACACTGTATCATCTAGGAACAGGAGAAGAAGTATTGGACGGTGATGAAATATATGAAGCAGTAACAAAAAGTAAAAAACGCCGTAGCGGTGGCATTATTAGCAACTTTAAAGGAGTATTTTAATGGCAAAAAGAAAAGATAAACAAGCAGCACGTGCTGCTTTTTACGATGGCAACGGCACAGATTATTCTGCTACCATGTCTTTTGAGCAGTTTTTTAAAACAGTATGGCCTAATATGAACAAAGCAGAAGGCGGAGTCACATTAGACTTTGAAGAAGCAAACGTAAGAGATAGTATGTTTACAGGTGGAGCAGCTATACGAGGACGTAATTTTAGTGGAAACTATTAACCAAGGAGAAGAATAATGAAGATGAAGAAATACAATAAAGGAGGCCAAGGTTATGCTGCTAGGGAAGACGAATCTTTAGGAATGCGTACTGGGGCTGAAAGAACAAAAAGCCAAAGCATGAGAGATCGTCGTGATGAGTCTTACGGTGCTTTTGGAAAAAGACCAAATCAAAAAATTAACCGTGGTTCTGGTGGCGGAACACCTTCTAAAACTATTTCAGATAAAGATGCTATAGCAATCGTAACAGAAATTATGGGCGAAGACTCAAGAACTATCTCAAATGCAGATAGAGAAAGAGCTGCTAAAATTGTTGAAGGTAAGACTTCCGACGAAAAAAAGAATAAAAAACCTAAAAGTGAACTACCTGAGTACAGAAGAAATAGAAATATGGGTGGCACTATGAAAAACTATAGACATGGTGGTGTTGACATTGAGTTTAGAGATGAAGAAGGTAGTCGTTTAAGTATTTCTATGGAAAGACAAGAAGATGCAGGATATTCTCCATCCGAAGCCGACTTTGATAAACAACATTCCTTAGCAGAAGAAGGTATTATGGAAGTGGGAGCTGACGTTAAAATCATACAAGGTTATAACTCTCCTTCTTCATTAGGTGAAACGGAAGGTGTTCGTGGCACAGGAGCGATGGTAAAAGGAACGAAGTTTAGAGGATCTTTTTAGTGGATCCATTGAATTTTGCATATGCTATTCTTAAAGCATTACAAGAAAGAATAGCATTAACAGAACAGGCCATACTCGCTGGTAGTCCTAAAACTATGGAGGACTACCGCCAACTGGCAGGCGAGTTAAAAGGTTTGCAATTTGCGGAGCAAGAAGTTAAAGATGCTCTGGATAAAAACGAGAAAGCAGAAAGTTAATGAAAGGTAAAATCTATGTCGAAAACACTTTATGTGCCCGATCACGTTGCGAAAGCAAAGAAGAAAACTGAGAAGATTAATGTTGAACCACTTTATAAACCGCAAGACACGAAAGTTCTTGATCCGAGTTTAATAGAGAAAAACCTCAAGGAAAGACTTCCTCAACCAACAGGATGGCGTATTTTAGTCATGCCTTATATGGGGAAAGCTACAACAGACTCAGGAATTTATATTCCCGATGCTGTGCGAGAACGTGAGCAATTGGCAACCGTCGTTGCTTATGTATTAAAAATAGGACCTTTAGCTTATAAAGATCCTGCAAAGTTTGGATCAGGCGAACCTGCTTGGTGCAAAGAAGGTCAATGGGTTTGTATTGGCCGATACGCTGGAGCGCGTTTTAAAATAGATGGCGGAGAAGTTCGTATCATTAATGATGACGAAGTGATCGCTACAATTTTAGAACCTGATGATGTTAAACATATTTAGAGGAGTAAAAATATGCCTGAAGAAAAACTAGACGTTGGTGAAGCAGAAGAAGAAGCTGTGGAAGTAGACGTAAATCCTGACGCTAAAAAAATTAAAAGCGAAACGGAACCACCTAAAGAAACAGAAGTAACTGAAATAATCGAAGAAAAAGATGAAGAAAAAAAAGACGAACTGGAAGATTATAGTGCAGGTGTTAAAACCCGTATTGATAAGCTTACTAAACGTATGCGCGAAGAAGAACGCCAAAAACAATCAGCGGTTGAATTTGCAGAAAACGTTAAGAAAGAAAATGAGTCTTTAAAAAATCGCTTACAAAATTTAGATAAGGGATATCAAGAAGAATTCGGAGGACGAATTGATTCACAAATAGATAGTGCAAAACGTGCAATGAAAGATGCACATGAGTCTGGAGATGCTGATAAAATGGTAGAAGCACAAGAAGCTTTGGCTACGTTAGCAGTAGAAAAAGGTAAAATTAAAAAACCAATTGCTGCAGAAGCTCAACAACCTGTGAATCAACAACCTGTGCCTCAACAAGTACAACAACCTCAACAAACGCAACAGCCACCAGATCCAAAAGCTGAAGCGTGGGCTAACAAAAATGAATGGTTTGGTCAAGATGAAGTTATGACATACGCCTCATTTGGTATCCACAGGCGTTTAATTGAGGATGAAGGGTTTGACCCACAAAGTGAAGCATACTATGCTGAACTCGATAAAAGATTAGCGTCTGAGTTTCCTCATAAGTTAGGAACTCAGACTACTAACGGAGGAAGTCGTAAAGTTGCGTCTGCTGAGACTTCTAGATCCCGCAATAAAGGTGGACGAAAAAGTGTGCGGTTGTCGCCCTCACAAGTAGCAATAGCAAAGAAATTAGGCGTACCGTTAGAAGAATACGCAAAATATGTGAAGGAGTAAAAATATGACAAACGAAAAAACGGAGAACACAACTCCCCAAAGTAATACGAGAATATCACGTGCTCAAGACACTCGCGAAAAAAATGCACGCAGAGGGCCCTGGAAGCCACCATCAGCTTTAGAAGCACCGGAACCACCAGAAGGTTATGTTCATAGGTGGATTCGTGCAGAAGTTATGGGTTTTGACGATCGTAAAAATGTTTCAGCCATGTCACGAGAAGGTTGGGAATTAGTACGAGGAGACGAATACCCAGATTTTGATGCTCCAACAATAGACGATGGCAAACATGCCGGAGTTATTGGAGTAGGTGGATTGTTACTTGGCAGGTTACCCATTGAAATCGCAAAACAGCGAGATGACTATTATCGGGCACGAACCCGCGATCAAATGTCAGCTGTTGATAATGAGTTAGCTCGTTCTCAGCATCCTGCAATGGCTATTCATAAGCCAGAAAGAGAAACTCGTGTAACATTTGGAGGTTCTCGCAAAAGTGAGGACTAATTTTTTTAACCGTATTATAGAAGAGGATATACTATAATGGCAAATATTAATGGAGCTTTTGGACTTAGACCTTTAAAAATGCTTGGTCAAGGTGCAAATACTACAGGTGCCACAGAATATAGAATCGCCTATGACAATTCAAACGTACTATACAGAGGACAAGCCGTTATTCCTACAGCTGCTGGAGTTATTGATGACTTACAAGCTGCTGCAGGGGGAACAGTCTCTATAGTAGGTGTGTTTTGGGGGTGTGAATATGTTTCTAGCACAACAGGTAAAACAACCTGGAGTAATTATTGGCCTGGATCTGGAGCGGATAGTAACCACCCAGTAAAGGCTTTCGTGTACGACGATCCTAATCAACTGTTTGTAATAGCAACTAGTGTTAACACTGGTGCAGCAACAGAAGCTTTAGTAAGAGCTGATGTTTTTTCTAATGTTCAAATGGCGGATGGTAACAGTGGTTCTACAACTACTGGTATTTCTTCAGCTAGTGTTGATTTAAGCACAGCAGCAGCAACTAACACTTTTCCTTTACGTATTGTAGGCATTGAAGACGATCCTGCAAATGCAGATTTCACTGCTGTAGGAATTGGCTTAATCGTTCGTATTAATAACCATTTTAACGCACCTACTGGATCTATCGTCCAAGGTACCGTTTCAACAACTGGCGTATAGGAAGGACTTGAAATATGGCAATATCTAGAGCACAGCTCGCCAAAGAGCTAGAACCTGGACTCAACGCCCTTTTTGGTCTTGAGTATAACAGGTATGAAAACGAAGCGGCAGAAATCTTTGATACAGAATCATCAGAAAGAGCATTCGAAGAAGAAGTAATGCTATCTG